CATTGGGTCTGCTTCATTACCCATAGCAAACAACTTGCGAAGTCCAGCACTTTGTAGAACTAAGTCTTTCCAACCAGTACCGTCTGGACCATAAGGAAGGATTTCGCTCATCAATGCATTCTGTTCCAATGTAGGAACTTCTTTTAATAACGCGGATGCACCATACTGTACGAACCAACCAGCACCTGGATTCCACCACGCTCCACCTTGGAAGATGAGGTTAAGGGATGCCTTAGGTACTGATAGTGGGCGGTCACCCAACTTCATACGCTTTGCCCAGTCTCCAGGAATATTGATATATGTTCTACCATCGCGTTCTTCTGTTATACCCATACGGTCAGGAGAGTTGTATGTAGTTTCGAGAATACGTAATTTACCTGGGTCATCTGCAAGGATGCGACCCCACTTGCTTGCTACGTCAGCGAATGCGCCGAAGAAGGGGAAAATATACTTAAGAGTAGTTGCTGAATCCACACGCTCTGATGTGTCATATAGGGTACGTCGCATCTCTGCTCTTGCCCACTGACGTGCTGAGCCTTCTAGTTTACGCATATATGCAGGAGGAATTGTATCTCCTGGGTATGTATCAATCGCATTTCGGATAGATGCTTCTACGCGAGTACGATAAAGGTCTACGAATAATGGGTTACGAACTAACGCTGATTCAGGTACTTCGCCAGCGTATTTATAGAATCCTTCAAGAACCCCACTGAATGCATTAGCGATAGCACTTGTTCCATTGGCTGCACCAATCTGAGCACCATTAATAGGTGGTCGTCCTGCTGTGCCAGTTCCAAAGAACTTCTCAATATCATCAGCAGTAATACGACGAGTAGCAGCAATCTCCTTCAAGCCTTCTGTTCCACGAGGAAACAGGCTATCAATGTTGATTGCATTAGCCTCAACGATGTCACGAGCCTCACGACCCATACCAAGGTTACGCATAATGTTGCGACCATCTGATGTCTTAAGTAAGAACTGTTCTACCTCGTCAATACTTTTGCCAGCAAGTAATTGAGATGTAATCTTTGAGTTACGGAGTTGGCGGTTAATAACACGCTCATACCCTGCAACCCAAGCAGGATTATCTCCTGTAATTGTAACGAAGTCACCAGTTGTTTCGTATGCACGACTAAGGTTTCTATGTGATTCTACAAATGTATCATCCATAATCTTTGCAGCGTTCTTAACAAACTGTTGAGAAATTGCTTCTGCTTGTTCTGGAGTTGCACCTAGTGCATCCTGATACAAAACACCGTCAACTTGGTTAAGACCCATACCGTACTTGTCTTTAACCTTACCTGGATTAACAAGCATCTTATCAATGTCTGCAATCTGCTGGTCAATTAAATCTACGTTGTTTGATACTGTTCTTTGAGAAACAAGTTCTGCACGCTTTGTTTGCATTTTAACTGTGTTGCTCCACTTAAATACATCGTGGAATGTAGAACCTGCAAAGCGATTAGCAACAAGGTTATTAGTGCCAGTAGATGCTGCTTTAATAATAGCCATAGGACCTGCAACAGCCATAGTACGCATTAGTCCTTCAGTTACGTTACGTACTGGATAGCCAACACGTGCAAGAACTTCAAACTTAATCAATGAATCTAGTCCATCGATAAGTTCAGTTCCTACTTCACGACCTTTGGAAGTTGTCTTATAGACTCTTCCGCCTTTATCCATACGAGCACCACGAGTAAACTTATTAAGAGAACGATACATCTGCTCAATGTCAAGAGTTGGCAACTGATGTGCTAACTGTGTTTCCATAAGCGGAGCAGGAATAATGTACATTCCACCTTCTCCACCGATGATTGGCTTTAGGCTTGCCTTTTCAGCAGCAGCCTGTGAACCTGTATATACGCGTTCACGAATAAGGTTCTGTGCGCTTACGCGACCATCCTGGAATGTTGTCCAAGCCTTCTTCACTGCATCATCGCTAAATCCATATTGACGAGCAACGGTGCTAAATACCTCTGATTCAATTTCCTGATACACACGAGCACGGTCATTGACGTCTATAGTGTTTGCGTATCTAGCAAAGAGTTCATCTTTACGCTCTACAGAAAAACGAGACTTAGCAAGGTCATCTTCAAAGTTCTTTAACTGTGCTTCTAACGTCTTCTTGACATCTGCAGCAACTACACCAGTACGAGGGTCATCTTTAATTCCAGCCTTAAGTTGTGACTTGATGTCACTAATCTTTGCGCTGTAGTTTGCTACCTGCTTATCAGATACACCACGTACACGAGAGAGCATATTGTCGATAGTCTGTACAGACTGGTTATCGTTAAAGTCAATCCATCCCTTAGGACGCTTATAGAAGAACCCAGTTAGAACACGAGCACCCCAAGGCGCAATGGCAGATGTGTATTCCCCACCAGCGGTTGCACGAAGGTCAATGAAACTTTGGCTGTTAGAAAACTTTTGACGAAATCCAGACATAGCATCTACAGTTGGTACGACGTTAGGGTCAAGAATACCCTCGGCAGATAGTTGTCTATGTATTCCTGTTAGTTCATCATCGTATTGCTTAATCAAAATATTTGCTGCTTCAATATCTGTACCATTGTTTACTAAATCAAAAGTAAAGTTACCTGTTGCCTTGTCAACACCAGAACCCAAGTACTTAACATCTGCAACTTCATCGCGCAGTTTGCCTAACTTAGCGGCGATAATCTCGCTTGACTCTGTAAGGCGCTGGTATGCAACAGCGTCACCTTGTGCAGAAAGAATAATATCTGCCTTAAGTTGATGACGTACTAGTCTGTCTGTTTCTTTATTTGCATCAGCAAGTAGACTAGACAATGAAGCAGGATTAGAAGACTCACGGATAGCCTTGACACGGAATAAATCAGCCTCGTCCATATTGTCAGTGTTTGCAAGGAATGACTCGAATGTAGCCTTTACCTTTGTAGCCTTAAAGCCAGTCTGCTCTCCAGCCAAAATCGCACGCAATTCATCTGTGCCTTTAACTACAGTAGAGATTCCTTTATAAGCCTTGACGGCTTTACCTGCAAAGATGGTTGGGTCGAGTACAAATCGAGCGACAACATCTGTACTCCAAGAACCAATACGTCCTACGTTCTGCTCACCAAATGCTTCTTGACGTTGCTTCTTATCGAAGATGTCAAAGTTATTTGCTGCAAAAAGAATATGGTCTTGAAAAAACTTATCAGTTCCAGATAATTTTCCACCACTAACCGTCTTGACAATTCCATTGAATGCGTTGTCAAATGGGTCAACTACCTGTCCAAGTTGACGCATAACTGCTTGTCCAGGAGAAATCTCACGAGAACCATCCCAGGCTTTCTTTACACCATCAAGATTGAAACCACCGCGCCAGATTGGGTTAGTCTTCTCATCAAGAGTTAAGCCAAATGTAACAGCCTGACTTGTAAAGTTATATGCAGTTTCCATACCAGCAAAGATTTTTCCCCAAAAGCCAGGTTGGTCAGGAGCCTTAGGTGCTATAGGATTCTTTGCATTATAAGATGCAATTGCTTCTGCACGAGTTTTTGGTGGTACAGACTTGCCCATATCCAAAGGAAGGGAAAGTGACTGTGGCTTCTTATCAGCATTGTAGTATTTATTGAATGCACCGATTGCATCAAATGCTGAAGGGTTTGCCGCTTTTAATTTATCAGAATACGCTTTTTGCGCTGCTTCTCTATCGCTCATTAAAGATTAGCCCTTAACACTCTCACATAATTGCGGAAGGCTTGCGAGGAGTTAGGGCTTTGTGCTGCGACTTCGAGTGCTGGAAGATAAGAAAGCAGACGCTGCTTATCTTCGCTCGTGTCACCTGTGCCAGGAAGTGTGAGTGCTTCTGGTCCTGCTCCTGGTCCCATAGCCACACCTGCAGTTACTGGTTCATCTGGTCGTTCTGATGGTGCAGTAAGTGGTGTAACTTGCGGAAGGTTGCTTGCCATTGATATAGGTGATGCTGTTGTACCAGTCAATGATGGTGCTTTTGCCATAGGCGCACCTGATTGCTGTTCTGCTAATGCTTGATTCTGTCCATACGCAAAACCTGTGTAGTCACGTCCTGATTGTCCGTTGCCGCCCATACCGTTGACGTTTGCAGGATTGTTTTGAGGTGCAGTCGGGCGCATACCGCCACTGTTTTGATTCCCTGCCATTATTCCTCCTACTTGATTTCTTGTTCAAGAATATGAAATGGAGCCGAAGTTCCATTGTTATTAACTGCTGCAATTCTCATTGCATCTAATACTGTTGCTCCAGCGTGTAATGCACCTAGTGCATAATCTCCACCAGAACCAATTGCATAAAGTCCTGTGTCATTCATAGCAACTGCAAAGTCGCTGTCAATCTCAAATATAGTTCCATTAATTCCAACAAGAAGTTGTAGTTCAAACTTATTATCAGAATCTTCTGAGCCTTTATTAAATTCAATTCCTGCTTCAACTAATGTTAACTTCAGTGAAGGTGCAACTTTGTTAATTACGAACTCATAAAGATTTTGTTTTGCTTTTGCACTGACAAGTGGTGGTTGCCACCCGTGTAGTACGACTTGCAAAGCACGATAGTCACCAGCACCACCGATAATGTAATTGCCACGTTCTTTTGCCTTTACCATCTCAGGGTGTGTGTAAACTTTTCCACCCTCTGCTACGCGTGAGTCAGATGCTATGACGCAACCATCTGCGTTTTGTACGCCAACGATTGTTGTCATTGTCCCTTACCTTCTTATCGACGCGTTGTTGTTCTTACTGATGCATTTCCTTGTCCTGTTGCACCACTAAGTGATGAAAGAAGACTCTGAATACTTGGTGGTGCTTGTTCTGCTGGAGCACCTCCACCCATTTCTGGTGGAAGAGCGCCTCCTGCTGGAGGAGCGGTGGGAGCAGGGGACGGTTGCTCAACCATAGATGCTGCCCCAGCAGGAGGAACTGGTTGCTGCGGAGCAAATGTGGCTTCAATAGCGTCTTCAAGAGAGATACCCTTTTGACGAGCCTTGATAACCGCAGCAATTTTATTTACGAGTTCCGATGGGTCCCCACCTGTAGCAGCCATTTGTGGAATCGCTTGAGTCATTGCAGTCAATGAACCGAGAAGTGCTGTACGCATATTCTCAATTTCAATCTTTTCAAGTTCTTGCGTGACGTTGACAGTGAATGGAAGTTCACGCATCGCCATATCCTTGGAGATTAATCCTCCTCCAAGAGCCTGAAGCATAAAGATAAGACCTTGCGCTGGGTTAAGACCAGCAAGCATACCGTAACGAACATCAGCAGAATAATCTTTCTTGATATCCTTAGACGGCTTATAAGTGATTTCATAAGGTGAACCTGAATCTACTCCACGAATTGTCTTCTCCTGAGAGAAAATAACTTCGTCAACTTCAAAACATACTGTGATTACATCACGAAGTGCTGCAGCAAAGATTGCTTGTGCAGACTTAACCTGTGTGTCAAAGGCTCCCATAAGAGCCTGAACGCCTTGTCCCGTAACTACAGATGCGCTTACGTTTCCTGTACGTCCTTCAGGATAACGAGCACCAACGCGTAGTTCAGCGTTAAGTAATTGTGATTCTGTAAATGCGCCTTGAGGAATGTTTAGTTCAACACGACGTACACCTGCTGGATTGTTTGTGCGGATAACCGCATCTCCACCAAGTTGCAACTCTTGTACATCTGATGGAAGAACAATAGGAGCCTGTACAGACTTCTCTGCTGCTTCCATTGCAAGTAATGCAAAGCGGTTGCGTAGCAACTGAATACCAAGGATGTCATCAAACTGTCCACGTAGTTCACCATCAATAGATGGCTTACGTGCAACAACAATATTCATCTTACCAAGTGGATTAGCAGCCTGAGATAGAACTAAGTCTGCCTTGCTTGGGATGTAGATGATTGATTGGTCTTTGTCGTAATAGCGAATTAACTCAACCTGAGCAGTTAAATCCTGGTCGTAGCCTCGTCGTCCGAGTAACTGGGATTCATAATCAGGGAACTGAGATACGAGTTCGCCTAGCGTCATTGCATATCGCTTTGCAAATGCCACACAACGTCCATAGCGGTCAAACTCTGGGTAAGCACCCACTGGGTTTTCTATGCGGATACGTGGCAGTTTTGCGTCTTCATCCAATTCAATTACGAACGGGAGGAAACCATATGTGATATACCAGTCAGCGCCTTGGTACATTTGTACAGCAAGGTCTGAGTGTCC